AGACGGTTTCGGCTGGTCCGGCGAACGCTGCTGTCGTGACGTGGGACGTGGCGCCGTCGACGCAGTACAGCGCCAACCTCGCGTATCACAAGGATGCGTTCGCACTCGTGACCGCCGACTTGGAGGACGTGGCTCAGTACGGCGCATGGGGCGCACGCCGCATGCACAAGGGCATTTCGATGCGTATCAGCCGCCAGTACGCGATTGGCACGGACACTGTTCCTTGCCGAATCGACGTTCTTTATGGCTATGCGCCGATTTACCCGGAACTTGCCTGCCGTATCGTCCGCTGATGCCGCTGATCCAGCAATCGAACCCCTCTCCGGAGGGGTTTTTTCATCCTGACGAGCCGATGGCATACGAAAAATTCCCCGCGTGGGCGACCGGCCCCGATGGTGCGCAACGCATCGTCAACAGCCAGGACGAACTAGACGCGCTCCCCGGATTCACGGTGCCTGAATACGTGCCGCCTGTGCCGCGCGAGCAAAAGCCCGATTTCGTCGCCTATCCGAAGTGGATCGGCGATCAGCTTGTGCAGAACGCGGAAGAAGAATCCGCGCTGCTCGGCTCTGACGACGTGGACACGCGCGAAGCCTTGCTGCAGATCGCAGCAGAGAAGGGCGTAAAGATCGACAAACGATGGTCCGATGACAAGATCCGGGCCGCTCTTGAGGCTGTTTGATGACCACTGCGACCGACCTCATCACGCTCGCGCTGAAGGACATAGGCGCACTCGGTATCGGCCAGGCCATTTCGGCTGAAGACACCGCAGACGCGCTCGCTACGCTGAACATGATGCTCGGTCAGTGGCAAGGCGAACGCCTCTCGGTCTATCACCTTGTCGACACGGCGATTCAGTCGACCGGCAAACAGACTTACACGGTCGGCACTGGCGGCGATTTCAACGTTCAGCGGCCGATCAAGATCAACGCAGCATATGCGCGGCTCAACGCGGGCAGCTCGACGCCGATCGACTATCCGGTGACGATCATCGACTCGCGCGAGGACTATTCGCGCATCGCATTGAAGGCGCTGCAATCGTTCCCTGGTTGGGCCTATTACGACCCGGCTTTCCCGCTCGGCAATCTGACGTTCTACCCGATCCCGGACAGCACGTTTCAGCTTCACATCGTCACGATGGAGGCGCTGCAGCAGTTCACAGCACCCGGGCAGACGATCAACCTGCCGCCTGAGTACATGGCTGCGATTCGCTACAGCCTCGGTCTGTATCTCGCGCCGTCGTATCAGATCGAGCCGCAGCGTTCGCTTATTGGCCTGGCTCTGAACGCAAAGCGCGTCGTCAAGCGGATGAACAGCCAGATCCCGTCTATGACGATGCCTCGCGGCCTAGGTTCGAGGCAGCGTTACAACATCTACAGCGGCTCTAATTACTGATGCGGATTCCTCTGACTGGCGGCGCATACGCCGCGAAAAGCATCATCGCGAACGCGCAACGGTGCGTCAATCTGTATGGCGAGCAAAACCCGCAAGACGCTGCTGCGCCGTTCACATACTACCCGACGCCTGGCCTAACGCTCGTATCGACGCCGCCAGTCAGCGGAGAATGCCGCGCCATCTATACCGCGACGAATGGCAATCGATATGATGTTGTCGGCCCGTTCGTCTACTTCGTGGATGCGTCGCAGACATACAAACAGATTGGCGTGCTGACGTCAGAAAGCGGCCCCGTCTCGATGGTGGACAACGGAACGCAAGCATTTATCGTTGACGGCACGACCAGTGGTTTCGTTGTCGACATTTCCGCAAACACGATGACGGCAACGACCGATCCGGCGTTCTACGGGGCGGATAAAGTCGATTACGTCGACGGCTATTTCATCTTCAATCAGCCGCGCACGCAGCATTTCTATATTTCGAAGTTCAACGACATAACGTTCGATCCGCTCGATATCGCTAGCAAATCAACGTATGCAGACAACCTCGTGATACATGCCGTGATGCACCGTGAGATATGGCTGTTTGGCGAGTTGACAACTGAAGTCTGGTACAACACCGGCGCGGCCGACTTTACCTTCGGGCGTATGCCGGGCGTGTTCATCGAGCACGGATGCGCGGCAAAGCATTCTGTAGCAAAGATCGATCTCTCGCTGTTCTGGCTGTCGAAGGATCTTCAAGGGCGAGGCATCGTGTTCGCCGGCAAGAACTACACCGCAGAACGCATCTCGACGCATGCAATCGAGCAGGAAATCAGCACGTATAGCCGCATCGATGACGCGATTGGCTTCTCGTACATGCAGGGCGGTCACGCCTTCTATGTGCTGACGTTTCCGACAGCCAATGCAACCTGGTGCTTCGATGTTGCAACCGGGCAATGGCATCAGCGCGCATACCTAGAAGCAGATGGAAGCCTGAGTCGCCATCGCATGAATTGCCATTCGTCGAACGGCGGACAAAACCTGGTGGGCGATTGGGAAACCGGCAACGTGTACGCACTCGATCCAAACGCCTTCACAGACAACGGCGCCCCAATCCTATGCGTGCGCGGCTTCCCGCACATCAGCGGCGCAGATGGAAATCGTGTTCTGTTCCGACAGTTCATCGCGGATATGGAAGTTGGGAATATCTATTCGCCGGCGCCGCTCACGCAGTACGCGCAAGACACGCTGACGACCGCGGATTCTGCATCGACAGTCACAACTTCGGACCAGGTAAGCGCGTTCATGACCGAGCAAGCGTCATCTGTGCCGGATACGCGCCCGCCGATGGTCAACCTGCGATGGAGTGATGACCGCGGCCGTTCGTGGGGAAACCCCGTTCAGGCGAGCATGGGCGCAACGGGCGAATCGCTCACATCGATTCAGTTTCAGCGGCTTGGATATGCGCGAGATCGAGTGTTTGAGCTGTCATGGTCGGCTCCCGTCAAGACGGCGCTCAATGGTGCCTACGTTGATGTTTCGAGGGCGCGCACATGAACAACGCGTCGAATATCCCTGACTTCGGCGCTCCGTTCATCGATATCAAGACTGGCCGCATCTCGCCCATCTGGTGGCAATTCATGATCACGCTGTTTAAGCGGACAGGGGATACGACGGGCGTTATGCCGGCATCCCCTGACGGCGCAGACGCGATGCTCTTGGAAATCGGCCAGATAACCGGATCAGATGCCGCACTGATAGAGCGCGTTGCCGCGCTTGAGGCGTTTTTGCTTGCCAATCAGTCAACGACAGATGCGTCACTGCGCCGGCGTGTCGATGAGCTTGAGCAGACCGTCGCGGCGCTACAGCCTCCGCCTCCGATTAACGGAACAGTCCTTGTAATAGGCAAATCATGATCACATGGAAGCAACTCGCGCAGACGGTTCTTTCCGGCAGCGCATCTTCGCTCTACGTCGCGCAGCAGAGCACCTACGCGTCAATTCACGCTGTAAGCCTTTGGAACCCGACCGGTGCGCCTGTCGCGGTCAAGTTCTACATCGTTCCTAGCGGCGGATCGCAGGCTGACGCAACGACGGTCGAATCAGCGACTGTACCAGCCGGCCAATCTGCGCCGGTTCCCAATCTAATCAATCACAAGATACCGCCAGGAATGTCAATTTGGGCGGTTGGTTCTGGCGTGACTTGCACAATTTCCGGCGTGGAGAACGTACCTCAATGAGGAATTTTCTGAAGATCGCTGAAGGCGTTGATGTGATGCCGCTGCTTGCTGCTCTCGCGCGACGTCCGGACTTGTGGAATAAAAACCTGCTTCGAACGACGCACCCGAATTCACCTCACACACAGGTCGATGATATTTGGTTGCGCTTCAATGACCTGAAAGCCTATGAGCAGACGGGCGACGCGTCTCAGGTGATGGACCAGCACGAGTCCATCAATTATCCCGCGTTCTACGAGCTGCCGCAGGCGCGCGCGCTGATCTTCGCGCTTATGGCCCGCGTAGAGGGAGAGCGCCTTGGGCGCTGCATCATCACAAAAACGAAACCCGGCGCAACGATCGCGCCGCATGTAGACAGTGGCGACCACGCTGCTTACTACGAGCGCTATCACATCGTTTTGCAGTCGCTTCCTGGCTCCATCTTCCATGCCGGAGATGAGACGGTGCAGATGCGGCCTGGTGAAGTGTGGTGGTTCGATAACGCCTCGATGCACTCGGTTATCAACAACAGCGCAGACGATCGCATTCACTTGATCGTCGATATCAAGGCAAACAAATGATCACGATCGCCGCCGAGAGTTTCGAAGAAACGCTGCCGGAGTTGAAAGCGCTTCTTCCGGTTCATTACGAAGAATTGTCGCTGCACAGGGATGCCGGGTTCCCGCTCGATCCGCAGTTCGACACTTATATCCAGCGCGAAAGGCTCGGCGGCTTGCTGTTCGTGACGATGCGAGAGCGCGGCGAGCTGGTTGGCTATTTCATCGGCTTCATTGCGCCCGGCCTGCACTACAAAACGTGCCTGACCTGCCACCTAGACATTTTCTATCTACGCAAGGATAAGCGCGGCGGATGGGATGGCGCAAAGCTGTTCCGATTCACGGAAAAGGAATTGAAGCGGCGCGGCGTCAACTATTGGGTCGTCAGCAGCAAGGTGAAGCAGGATGCGAGCGCGCTGTTCGAATTTCTAAAGTTTGAGCCGGTTGAAAAACTGTACGGAAAATGGCTGTGAGGGCTAACTAATGGCAATCGTAATTGGCGGGTCGATCGCAGCGGCCGGCGCGATTGGTGGCGCCGCAATTTCTTCTAGTGCATCTAAGGATGCGGCCAGCACGCAAGCAGATTCCGCCAACCGCGCGGCCGATCTGCAGAATGATCAGTATCAGCAGAACGTCGAGAACTTGAAGCCCTTTACGGACTTCGGCAAGAACAATATTGACAGCCTGCAATCACTGATCAATAACCCGTTTCTGACGCAGGGTTTCTACGCCGACAAGTTCAGCGCGCCGACAGCGGCACAGGCTCAACAGACGCCCGGCTATCAATTCACGCTCGATCAGGGGCTGAAGGCGACGCAGAACAGCGCGGCGGCTCGCGGGCTTGGCACGTCTGGAGCGGCCCTTAAAGGCGCATCGACATATGCAACCGGCTTGGCCGACTCAACGTACAACGACGTGTATAACCGCGCCTTGAGCGCCTACAACACGAACTTTAATAGCGCGCTGAGCCAGTACAACACGAACCAGCAAACGCTTGGAAATCAGATAAACCGCTTGCAAACCGCCGTCCAAACTGGCCAGAACTCAGCGGCAATGACGGCACAGCAGGGCACGGCGGCCGCAGCCAATGCGGGCAACTATCTGACAAGCGGTGCAAATGCGCAGGCGGCCGGAACAGTTGGATCGGCAAATGCGCTTTCTGGTGCGCTCAACAGCGTGGGGAGTTCCGCGCTTACCTATGGCCTGCTGAACAACAATGCTTCGACGCCGGCAGCAACATACGGCGCGGTGAACACGAGCACCCCATCTGGTTATAACGTCGGTTCCAATCAATACGGGTTCACAGTCTAAATGCCGATCGATCCGAACATTGCGCTCAACGCGAGCGCGCCGCAGCCGACGAATCCGCTCCAGCAAGCGTTGCAGATTGCCCAATTCCGCGCGTATAACGCGAACGGGCAAGCCGCTCAGCAGCAACTTGACGCGAATAATGCCTCGTCCGCTGCGTTCAAGGCGGCGACCAACCCGCTGACTGGTGAGACGGACTATAACAAGTTCCGGTCGATCATGGCGCAGGGCGCTGGAGCGTATAACTTGCCGCAGATCAACAAAAGCATCATCGATCAGCAGCAAGCGCAGCAGACGCTTGACCGCGGCGCCGTTGGTTTGAGTAATGACCAACTCGATAGCGCGCAAAAGCATCTGAGTTGGGCGTATCAATCCGCTGCAGCGATTGCGAATAATCCGAATGCGAAGCCCACAGACGTAACTGCAGCAGTCGGTCGCGCCATCGAGAGTGGGCAGATTACTCCGCAGATCGCGGCGCAGGCTCTTGCTGACATGCCAGGCGCAGATGCTCCAAAGGGCGCATTGCAGCAGTGGGCGGCAAATCACGTCGCGCAAGCATCGGGCGCCGCGCAGCAACTCGGCATCATGCTCCCGAAAACTGGCGCTGTCAGCACTGGTGGAGGAACGACGCTCTACAACCAGAGTCCGGTTACGGGACAGGTCACTCCGACGACCGTTTTCCAAAATACGGTCAGCCCGGAAACGGCGGCGCAGATGGTCGACGTAATCAACGCGGATGGCTCCCACTCGAAGGTGCCTGCGGCATCTGTCATGCAGCAAACGGGCGTCGGCGGCCTTCTGCCTCCGCAAGCGCAGCCGCAGGGCGGTACTGGCAGCGGCGGCAACGGCCGCTATCCGGCCGGCGCATTCCAGACGGCTCCGGCCGCCGGCACGGTCGAGGCGCAACAGAAGGCTAATGCTGCAGGCGGTGACATGCTCGTTGCAGATCAGCAATCCAACGCGCAGTCAGGAACGCGCGTGAACATGCTGCAGAACGCATCTACGGCACTGGCTAACGCGCAGACCGGTACGGGCGCCGACAAGCTCAACGCGGTTCGCGGCGTAATTGCGACGCTCGGCGGACCTGCTGACAAGGTGGCGTCCTACGACGAGGCGAATAAGTACCTCACGCAGTACGCGCAGACCAAAGCGGCATCGTTCGGGCACGGTACGGACTCGCAGCTCGCAGCAGCGCTTGCCGGAAACGGCAACACGAAGATCAGCAACCTGGCAGCGCAAGACGTGGTTAAGGTCAATCTCGGCCTTGAGCGCATGGAGCAGGCGCGCATGAAGGCGTGGGAAAGCGCCGGTCTGCAACCGTCCCAATACGGGCAGTGGAAGTCGCAATGGGGGTCGCAGGTTGACCCTCGGGTGTTCGTTGCTGACCAGATGGACCCGTCCAAGGTGCAAGGCATGGTCAAGGGCATGAACCCGAAAGAGCAGGCAACGTTCCGCACGCAATACAACTGGGCGGTTCAGAACGGCTTTATCAATGGACCTCAGTAATGGCGAACTATGACGATGTTTTCGAGGCTGCTGGCAAGCAATACAACGTAGACCCGAAACTTCTGAAAGCCATGATGGTGCAGGAAAGTTCGGGCAATCCGAGCGCCGTATCTCCGAAGGGCGCGGCCGGACTCATGCAGTTGATGCCGGCGACCGCGAAGGAAATGGGCGTGACGAACCCGAACGATCCGACTCAGAACATCATGGGCGGCGCTCGGTATATGTCGCAGATGCTCGACAAGTACGGCGACGTGAATACCGCTCTCGCAGCCTATAACGCGGGGCCGGGCGCTGTCGACAAGGCGGGCGGCATCCCGAATTTCCCGGAAACGCAAGGCTACGTCAAGCGCATTTCCGCCAACTATCAAGGAAAGCCAATGGCGCAATCCACGCTTCCCGGCCTGCCGCCTACGGCCGATAGCGCATCGTCGGGCGGCGACCCGTTTAGCAAACTCATGGGCGGCTCGGCGCCGGCCGCGGCTCCCTCTGCTCCTGCTGCTGACGGAGATCCTTTCAGTAAGCTCATGGCGACGAAGCCTTCCGCGCAGCCGGCGCAAGCATCACAGCCGCCTAGTGGTGATACCCCGCAAGGGCAGTGGCATGCGCCCGGTGCTGTCACTATGGGTATCGGCGACGTTATCAAGGGTGGCGTTCAATCGATGGTGCATGGCGGCGCATGGCTCGCCAACAAGATTGCGCCCGACTCGCAGTTCGCCAAGGACATTACTGCTGCGGTCCCGCAAGTCGATCAGACAATTACATCGCAGGATGCCCAGTACGCGCAGCAACGTGCGGCGCAAGGCGGGACGGGCGTCGATCTCGGGCGTGCGGCGGGTAACGTCATCGGCAGCCTTCCGATGGCGGCATTGCCGAGCGGTGCTGGCGGCGGATTGCTGGCGAAAGCCGGTGCGGGCGCTTTGTCTGGACTTGCGAGCGCAGCCGCAACGCCTGTCGTCAATGCTGGCGATAACTACGCGCAGCAGAAGGCGATGCAGCTCGGCACCGGGGCCGCAGTTGGCGCGGTCGCCAATCCGCTCGTTAGCGCGATCGGTGGCGCCGTCGCTCCGAAGATCGGGGAAGCGCAAAAGAAGCTGCTCGATGCTGGCGTCCCGCTCACGCCGGGCCAGATCAAGGGAGGCAATTGGGCGAAAGTCGAAGATATGGCGACGAGCCTGCCGGGCGTTGGCAATGTCGTTCGCAACGCGCAGCAACGTGCGCTTCAGGGATACAACAACGCGACTTACGACAAGGTTCTTGAGCCGCTCGGCGTGAAGTTCGCAGACGTTGCAAACGGCGCAAAGACGGGCAGCGAAGGCGTCGCAGCGGTCAAAAAGACGATCTCCGACGCATACGACAATACGTTGTCGCAGATGACATTCAAGCCTGACGGCCAGTTTCAGCAGGGTTTGCAGAGTCTTGCGTCGATGGCTCAGTCACTTCCGGCTACCGAGCAGAAGCAGTTCCTCGATACGCTTCAGCGGCAAGTGGCGGGCAAGATTAACCCGCAAACCATGTCGATGGATGGCGCAACGCTCAAGGAGGTGCAGGGCGAACTTGGTCGCTTGGCTCGCGGTTGGTCTAGTGATCCGTCTGTCGACAAGCGCAACCTTGGCGCGGCGGTTGGTGAAGTCAAGAACCTGATAGAGCAATCGCTTGGGCGGACTAACGCGCCAGAGCTGGCGGAATCGCTAAAAAGCGCCAATGCCGCGTACGCGAACTATGCGCGCTTGCGTGGCGCGGCCGCATCGACGGGCGCCATGAATAACGATGGCGTTTTCACCGCGGCGCAGTTGCAAAGCGCGGTACGCGGGGCGGATAAATCTGTAGGCAAGGGCGCAACTGCAACGGGTAACGCGCTAATGCAAGACTGGTCAAGCGCTGGTCAGAGCGTTCTAGGCAATAAGTACCCCGATTCAGGTACAGCAGGCCGCTCGATGCTTGGCTACTTGCTTGGCGGGGGCGCTTTCGCCGCTCCCGGCGCAATCCTGCCGACGCTAGCTGCTGCGGGCGCGGCTTCGCTCCCGTACACGCAAGCAGGCGGAAAGCTGGCGACGATGCTACTTACGCAGCGTCCTGCGGTCGCGGTCCCAATAGGGAATGCGCTTTCCCGCTACGGCGTCCCACTCGCCGCGCCTGCGGGCAATGCGCTCGTCAATGCGATCACTGGCCCGTAGGACTAGGGCCTTGATTCGCGGATAGGCGACCGACAAGGCAGCAATGCAGGCAGTTGTAAAGATAAACCGCCAAAACTGATCGCTATTCATTTTTTTCCCTCGACCCCGCCTAGTGCGGGGTTTTTTATTGAGGCACGCATGCAGATTCTGCCGAACGGCAAATGCCAGTTCATCGATAGCAATGGTACGCCATTAGCATCCGGCCAGGTGTTCTTTTATGCGCCCGGCACAACGAACCCGTCGACGACCTATCAGGATCAAGCCGGCACCATTCCCAACTCGAACCCTGTTCTTCTGGACTCGAACGGTCAGGCTGTGATTTGGGGCACGGGGACATATCGCCAGATCGTTCAAAACTCTGGCGGCGTCACGCTTTGGGATCAGGTTGTATCGGCCGGTGACGCTGATTTTCTTGCCTTTCAGTCGAACCTGTCTAGCTCGTCCTCTGTCAGCAATGGCGACGCGCTGGTTGCGGTTAAACAGCCGTTGTCCGGGGCTTCTGCGCGCACGCAGCACCAGAAGAACGCCGACACGATCAGCGTGAAGGATTTCGGCGCTAAGGGCGATGGCGTTGCCGATGACACTGCCGCGATTCAGGCTGCGGTGACTGCGGCAGCTAACGCTGGCGCGACGC